CAGGAGGAATAGGCAAGTCTTCCATAGTATTGTCACCAATAGCAACGGCTTCATATTCTAAATCCACCCATGTTTTAGTGCCAATACCGCTTGAAGAACTTGGGTCTAATCCTACACCGCTAACTGAAATAGGAGTATCATCAATAGTATATTGCCATTTTCCAACAGCACCAGTCTCTTCATTGATTTCTCCTAATACCCTAGTAACACCTTTCACGTTTATTTCATCGCCATAATAAGTGCCATCAGAATCAACTACAGTGATATTATTAGTAACCTGTGTCCATCCGTTTGATTTTGCATAAGTTAAAGCCATAATCGACCCCCTTAACTAAACTTCAATACAGCGTGAGTTTCAGGAAGAGATATTTCTAAACCAGCCTCAGTAATGATTTGGTCTTTTCTTCCATCTACGTCATTTGCTTGTACATTAGTTTCGATAAAAGTATCACGGCTGATACCATTACCCACAAGTGGTCTATAAGCCACATTGCCCATGTCTACCATTACACAATAATCTTCCCATGGTCCTCTTAATAAAGGTTCAGCTACAAAGTGTAGATTACCAAATATTGTATTGACCATAGTAACTTGATGTCCAAATGCACCAGGTACATTATTAACATCTAGTCTGTATTGTGAAGAGCCAACAGAGTTATTCATAAATGAACCAGCACCTAATTTATTCAAGTAAGTAATAATCTTTCTTGAAGCAAGTACAAGTTTATTTCCTGAATTTCCACCTTCAGGTGCAAAGAAATCTTCCATTGCATCTAAGAAAGCATCATATCCAGATGAAGCATAACTCATATTGTATACTTTACCATTAGTTTCAGTATAAGGTAAGATACCCCATGTTCGTCTAACAGGACCAGTAGCTGTAGATACTTCCGTACCACTAGCAGCACCCATTCCGAATAAGAAAGCATGCTCTAAATCCATCTTATGTTCCATAAGCTTTTCAGACCATACTCTTTTATATTCATCTTTAATACCTCTATAGCCAGTAGCCATTGCAGTTCCAGAGAAAAGGTTCATTGCAGTTTTGAAAATCTGACAATACCCTTCTCTATCATACAATGAATCTTCCCAACCAATAGGAGCACCAGTACCTTCAGCAAATGCGCTACCAAGTACTTGACCTTTATTACCAACAGCCCAAGCTTCACCGCCAGCAATATCAGCACCAACAGGTGTTAATGATTCAGCTGTTACTACAGTAAATTTATCATTAGAATGCTCACAATGTTGAATACCTACAGCATTCAAATCGTCAGTTGTATAATCAGTTGTTATTGTAGTTACAGGTGCATCTGGGTCAATTCGAAATCTTCGAACTGTTCCGTCATCATTAGCAATGCCGATAATTTGCCCTGGCAATATAAAATAACAAGGGTTATCAGTAGTGGTAATGTTTCCATATTTGTCATATTTGCAAACTATTTCCAAATCATGACCTGCGCTAGCAGCAATAGCAGTACCATCTGTCTCAGCGCCAGTATCCCACGCAGCGTTGATTTCAAAATTACGTCTTTGCCATTGGTGTCTTTGCTCCAAAAATTTAAATACAGGGTCATCAGTCGCTTTCTTCGCTACTTTTGAAAGATATACAAAGAAAGGAGACTGTTGTGGAGCGAGTTCAGCTACTCGGTCGCCAAAGTTAAAGACTCTACGCGAATCATTTATACTTATGCCGCCAGCAATAGCATTACCTGCATTTGGTGAATAAAATTCATTAGCCATTCTATTCTTCTCCTTTTACAGTTTGTTCCCTAAGTCCAAGGATTCTTAGACTTATGAGAGTTAATTAAATCATCCATAATCGTGTCAGCGTCAGAACGATTTGATTCAGTTGCTTGGCCTGGCATTACTCCCATCGGTGAAGGTATTTGCTGTGCATTTTTAGATTGCTGAAATGCATCGCTAGGACCTTGCGAAGGATTGCTATCAGGAGCACCTTGATTCATTCTATATAGCTGAACAAGATTATCCATAGATATTGAATTTGGGTCAGACATTGTTTGAACAAACTCAGCAGCATCATTTGGATTTAGTCCATAATGACCTTGCACATGCTCATAAACTTTATTTTTAGTCGCCTGTGTTGCATTATATTCTGCTCTCCTTGCTTCTGCTACTCTTCGTTGTTCATCTTGCGCTTCTACGCGTTCGCGTACAAGAGCTACATCATATTGACTTCGTAAATCTCTATAATGATTATATCTATCTTGCCAAACTTCAACATCATCAAGATATTTTGCACTTTCAGAGCTTGAATCACTCCAAGCTTCTTCTCGTGAAAAATTTCGAGGCTTTTCTGGTTTTGGTGGAGGCGGTGGAAAATCCTGCCCTTGAGGCTGTTGAACCGGAGCTTGTCTCGCTTGTTGTTGTTGAGCCATAACAGCTTGTTCAACCTGAGATTTATAAGCTTTTAATTCATTCTCCCTTTGAGCTGCTTGTGATTGCCAGTATTCATACCGGGTGTCATCATTTTTAGCTGTATAGGGTTCCCCTGTTTCTGCATTATTCCTTGAATCTTCTTGAGAGTTTCCCGCAGGAGTCTCTTGAGTTTCGCCTTCTGTTGAACCAAAAAAAGCATCTTCAACGGATAAGTTATTATCAGTGGAGCCTTCTGACTCAGCTGGCGCACCAAAAGCATCCATGCCTGTGGTATTTGCCGTTTGAGGTTGAGGGGTATCCATATTTGTATTTTCTTCCATTGTATATTATTCCTATTTACCTGCTCCTTTGTCCTTAGGAGGTGAGGCTGTTTCTTTTTGAGCTAAAGCGATATCACGCTTTATAACGGACAGATTGTCATCGAGACGTTTCTCGTACAGAGTATTGGCGGCTTTTGACTTATTCGATACACCTTCCAAGTCTGCTTTAAACTTCTCAACTTCGACTTTCTTACGAAGATTGACTGCTTCCCTATCTCTAGTTTGCAAGTCACCCTGTAATTTTTTATTTTGCTCAGATAACTGTTGTACTTGACCTTGTAATTGATTAATAATATCAATTCTTTCAAGCACACCTTCCATGTCAAATACTTCAGTTTTCTTAAGAACTTCCTGTCGGTCAATAAGGCCTTTAGAAAATGCATCCATATAAAATTCTAATTCTGCATATCTATTTGTTGGCAATGTAGAACCAGAAACATAGACTACATCATACATACCGACAGTTATATCATTAAATACTTCTATTTCGCCAGTTTTATCATCTACTAGCTTCATATTGATAGTTTGTTCTTTTAATGAGTTGTTTGGTTGAACAACTCTAAATGTTTTTTGAGTGGTATACAATTGTTGCATCATAGGAATAGCTATTTGAGCCACTCTTGTTAAACCAGATTCTATATCAGCAAGTTTAGATTTCATTTTTCTTTGTCCAAACTCATCTAAAGATATAGTTGCTTTATATGTTTGAGGTGCTGCTTGAGTATTACCCATCATCATTTCATATAAACCTAATTGATGGTCTATATCAGATTTAGCAGTAGTCTCATTTTGGTATAATTCATTTGGCAATGGACTAGGTTGAACAGGCATCGGAGGTCCATCGGTAGGGTCATATGATATAGCAACCCCAGGTTGAGACCATTTCTGCTCAAAAGTACTCATATCTACACTGCCTTCAGGAATTAAAATTTTCACATTTGTTGATGTCGTTGCATGAGCGATAATCAATGAACGTGTTTTATTTATAAATTCTTGTAAGCCTTTAACCATTCTAACATCTGATGTAGGGTAAGGAGTTCTTGTATGTATATTCATTATAGGAACAATAGGATATTTATCTATTGGTAAAATTCTTGAATATAAATACTTATCTCCCATTACCACACAATGCTTAATACGTTCAACCGTAATTTTCACCATCTCAATAAAACCTTTTTGGATTAATCCTCCATAATTAGTCTCTTCTATTGGTAATGGTTGTATTTGAGGTTCAACTCCAGCTTGATTAGGGTCTTGACCTTCAGAAATCAATCCTTGTCGTTGCATTTCATGTTGTTGCATTTGCTGTTGAGCATGTTGCTGTTGTAATGCTTGTACTTGCTGAGGGTCGGTTAATATTTTTTCGCCTTGTAAAATCCAAGCAGGTTGCTGAGTATATTGTTGCATTTCCGTTTCATCTAATAAAAGCTCTTTATTCGTAAATGTTTCAAAAATTCTGAATTTAGGAACTCGAATTTTTAAATATCTTTCATATCCCCTTATATACTCTTCGTCTTGTACATTTTTAACATCTTCTGGGAATGTCGCTGCATATCCATCTAATGAACGACCTGTTTCAACTTCATCCCATCTTTGGTCTGATGATGCAGTTTGAATAGCATCTTCATACATTGGATACATTTTTAATGCTTGAGCACGTGTAAACATACGCGATATAATAATATTATCAGCGTCATCAAAGAATCTATCTCTAGAATTAGGGTCTACATATACATCCATCGGGTCAATGTTATGCATACATACTTCACCTTTGCCCATATCCATCATTGGGTCTTGATATACTTGAATATATCCAACTCCCATTGTATAGTAATCGTCAATAGTTTGCCTAACCACCGTTGTACCATCTGAAATATCATACATATATGAAAGAAGCGCTGATATAACTTGCGCTACTTTATTATCTGAATCTTCTCTTGGAGCCACCCTGAATGCAGGTCGATTAGCAGTCAACATTGACTTTGCCGCTTCAACTGCGGGATGTATACGATTAACTACTATTGGAGCTTGACCACGAGCTTTTAAAATTTCCTCTTGCTCTCTTGTCCACTGCCTACCTAATCTAAACTCTTTATCTTCTTTAGCATTTTTAGCCCACGTATCACGTTCTTTTGAATATATATTATAAATATTATGAGTTTCATTAACAAATTCTTCTGGGTCTTGCGATAAAGTGTTTTTTGGACGATTAGGCATAGCCTTAATTTAACACTTAAAGTGTAAGCCAGTCAAGGAATTTCTTTGTATTTTTGTGATTTTCATCAATTTTTTCATATTCTTTCTGTCTACAAGGTCGATGTCCATCAAGTGCAGTCCAAATAGAATCCATTATATCATCGTGCTTACCTTTAGGATAAGACATAAATTCCTTTTGCCCTTCTATGTCTTGAGGTCTCCAATGAAATTGCTGTTTAGCAAACATAGGAACTAATGAAAGTAATCGTTCAGACTTTCTTGTTCGAGGTTTTACTCCTGCTTCTAATCCAGGGATATATAATTCTTCTTCTCTCATTATCTCCCGTACTGCAGTCCGTAATGCTTCTTGATAGCCAGTAGTTTCAATTTTAATTCTTCGTGGTTTATATTTCTTAAATAAATCAATAATTTTTTGAGGCTGTTTCTCTGGAGATATTCGTTCTCTAAACATATCGACAACATATTTATTATTTTCAGCATCTACAGCAATCATAGCAATAACAAAGAAGTCTGCTCGCATAGATAAAGAAGAAGCAGGGTCAACTCCTCCATAAATATCTACAGGTATAATAGTTTCCTTATCTCCAATGGTACGGACTAAACAATTTTGCCCATCTAATCTTTTGTAATCATATTGATGAGTTTTCATCCATTCTGGTTTAAACGGTGCTGAATCAGGAGATTGAGCAATATTCATATATTCTTGATAGAATCCGTTAATATTACCAACAGATTTATATTCTTCTTCTATTTGTCTGATTCTAGACATGGGAAATCTATCAGGCCAAATTGATTTACCATCTTCTCCCGTAATAGCATACCATAATACTTGCCAAGCGGAGCTTTCTTTAACCCAATAAAGAAAACAATCTTCGGATATAACAGTACCAATCATTACTATCTTGCCGTCATCAGATAGTGATGGTATAACAGCTTCTGTCATCCATCTACGATTTTTTACTCTAGCTTCTACAGTAAATGCATTTAGCTCTGATTCAAAATCGTCAACTATTATCAAGTTAGGACGAGTATCGCCTTCAATAAAACCACGAACACGTTGCCCTGTACCAACCGCGATGATTCTCGTGCCGTTCGCTAGCACTACATCAGTATTGGTCCAACGTTTCGCTGTAGTAGGGCCCAAATCTCCGAATAGCTCTTTAAACCTATCAGAGTTTCCTAGGTGATACTTTAACCTCGATAAGAAGTTAATAGACTGCGCTTGTGACTCAGATATAATAACTATAAATAAGTCTTCATCACTCCGCTTAAATGCTGCTCTCCATAAAGGAAAGATTAAACTTGTAGTAGTAGACTTAGCAGTACCCCGAGGAGCAGCTATTGCCACTCTTCGGGCACTGTCATCAGAAAGAGCACGATATATATCGCTGTGGAAGGGAGGTATCTCTTTCCTTAATGCTGAGGGAAAGCACATTCTTCCAAAAAGTGCCATATTCCCATACAATTTTTGCAAAACTTGCTTTTGCGCGTATTGCTCTTCGTAATCCATTATTTTCTAGATGTTCGCTTAGCTTTTCTTCGAGTAGTAGAGCCGTTTTTAGATTTCTTTTTCTTTTTAGGTCTACCACGTTTACTTCCGTATGTTCCAGGTCCGTAAGGCATAATTCTCCTATGCTGCGTTAAAAAACTTTTTCATTGCAAAAAATATTCCCATAATAAGTATAATAGTACCTACATCTACTAGATGGTTACCACTATCACTCTCTATATTCCCCATCGGTGTCTCGATTCGAACTTTCTTCGCTTGAAGTGTGTCCGTCGCCATTTCCGCTGCTGGAATCTTTAATTGCTTCGGTTTCATCTTTGACTACCTCCTCAATTGTTGTTTTAGTCGCTAATAGATGTTTTTCTTCTTCCATTAGCTCATCTATAAGTTTGGTTGAACTTGTAGCTTCAATCTGCTGAGTAGTTTTCAATAGATGCTTATCTTTCATACCATGCATATCTTGAAGATTCTCAACAGCTCTTAATAAGTTAGATACATCTTTCTTATCTTTTGCCATCCCAATCGTATCTTCTAATAACTGAAGTGTATATCCTTCAGTTAAACCACGGTCTGTTAATAATTTTGCCAATTCATCTTTAACCATATTTTTAAATACCTCTGATTTCATTGTACGCTTCCACTTGCGTCGTTCTCTATCTGTTACTGCTCCCATAGCCCATTCAATAGCTAAATCATAATCAGGCTTAAAAGCAAACATTGTTGCAAGATTCCTCATCTTATCTTGCCCTGACTGAACTTCTATATAAGATTTACCAGTAAATGTAACATTTGTCTTACGTCCATGAGCAATAAGCTTCTTAGACTTATATTTAGGGCTAAAGAATGTATAACCCCAGGGAAAGCGTAGATAAATATTAGGAACCTTATTATTCGACTTATATTCACGACGAGAAATAACTTGTGCAACATAATCATCGTCAGATAGTGCATAATCTCCTGTATTTGCATCTTTCCAGTATAAATAGTCTATTTTAGCATCATCTGCCTCATTTTTTCTATAAATACGATAACTAGTCGGGTTATCGTCTCCTTTATGATGAATATTTACTGTGTACATACTTATTCAGTGTCGTAATCGTCATTACCTTTATTACCTTCTTCGGTAAACAGTTTATAATCCTTTTTGTCATCTGTTGTATTAGAAGAAAAAGAATGAATAGTCCAAGCAGGAGTCTTTTCCCACTTAACATTAATCATTTCTTGACCTTTGGCCTTAGCCATTGTTTTAGAATCTGCTTTATCACCGCTAAGATGCTGTATTTCTTTTTTAGGCATTTTTTTTTCTCCTATCATAATCTTTCATACATTTCTCAAAAGAAGCAATTCGCTCTTCTTTCTGATGTTCTGGACCTGCCCAATGGTATTTAGCCCACCATTCTGGCAATCCTTTATCATCTAAACCTTTAAAACTAGCATATGGATGATACCTAACATTAGCCATAAATAACATCTTTTGTGCTTTCGGCTCTAATCGAGTTGCATCTACGCCATCTAAAGCAATATTAGCCCACTTAGGTGCTAATCTGCTATTTTTAACAAACCAACGCAATAATCGGTTCATAGCAGTTTCGCCACCCTCTTTAACACCCTCTTCGAACTGGAATAGTCCTCTACCAGGACCGCCACCATACTGACGACATTTAGGGTCGCCTTTAGATTCATGATATGCTATCCTGTCCATAATATTCTCTAAAGCATCTTGTGTTTGTTCGTAACGGATACACATGTTTCCAAGCATATAATCGTACAATTCGTCTAATTTACTCATTATATACTCGCTACAAAGACTTCAACGTCAATTTCTGCTGTAGCTGCCTCTGCTGTAATTTCTACTAAATCACCAAATCCTGCTGCATATGTACTTGTACCGTTAGTATCTGATGAACCTGATGTATGATTAGGTATATTAGCAACAGATTCAGCTCCTGTAGTAGCATCTCGTCTTACTAGTGTATGCGCTGTACCTCTATAGCCATCTGTAGAATCGCCACCTGTAACAGCTCCAACGGTACTTCCAGTCAATGGATTAGCATTATCATGTGAAAACCGTAATCCTGGTATAATCTTATTAGTTGCTGTGATATTAGTTACATCATCTGAACCATCTGCAGTATCACCAGTTGCTTCAGTAAAGCCTAAAGCTACTTGGTTTGCTAACATGGTGTCAATTACCCCACTAGTGAGGTCAGCATTATAGATAAAGCTCTGACCTTTATCAAGTTTAACACAAAATTCATTATTATATTCATTTTTAAATACTAAAAACAGATGATTAGCATCATCTTTGTTACTTATTCGTATATATCTTACTTTTGATTCGTCAAATGTCCCTGAAGCTACCGCTGTACCGAAACTAAGTAGAGTTGTCTCTGATGTAGGTATAGATATAATACGTTTAAAGACCTCAGCAATACCACTTATTGCTAATGAGCTTGACCCACCAAAGTTTTCCCCATTTATCTTAATTGTTTCGCTAATTTTAACGTTAAGCGTAGCTGTACTTATTGTAGTTGCCACCAAAACCTCCCTTTTCTTTGAAAATTATAGCCTAAATATACGAAGAAATTGTAATGTAAGTCAATAGCTAAGTTATCTACTTAGCCACTTACCTATAGGCACCGTAACTTATTAATATAGTTAAGTAGAAGTAGTAGTGGCTATATATACGCAGTAGGTAAGCCTATAATTACCTATAGCTACTAACTATAGCTATAGTACTATATCTATACTACGTAGTAAAATAAACCGTTTGTACCACAAAGTCAAGTAAAATCTGAAAAAAATAAAATTTCAAAAAATTGCCGTAGAATGTGTTCACTTGATATACATGCACCCCCACCCGGTTGAAAAAAGGGCTACCGACTTGTGTTCCCGTTGAAATTGGAATGCATTGCAACGGCCTACGCAAGTCACGTCACCCTTTTGTCTTGATAACCGTGTGGTGGCGTGTCCGCTCGCACTCATGATGAGCAGAGTGCTCGCTCTCCCCTTTGCGCCACAGTCGTGGCTTGACTATATCTTTACATTTCATCTACGACTATTAATTAAACAACAATTAACATTATGAAAGGAAATCTTATGAATAAGATTAAAGCTATAGTAACCTACCTTACGTCTTGTGGTACTCTACGTTCACCAAAGAAGGAAGGTGGTTTAGGTTTGTTCGTATATAATCCAACCAATCTTGACCTTGCAAAGTTAACTGCACTTTGCGAAGGAACAAGTATGGTCGTTATAAACGAACCTACGCAAACATTTTACCAAGGTAAAGCTGTGCCTCCACACGTCTGGGTTGGCCCTGAGAAAGCGGGCGTCAACACAGAAGATGCGATTGCAAAGCTTTCCGCGGAAATGTCTGCATAGGCAACCTATTAGGCCGGATTAAGAGAGCGGTGGATAATACTCTCTTTTTATATTTTACTACACATACAGGCGGTTTTCAGCCGTCTGTTGTGTGGTCTCATTTTTAATTGGAAGGCAATTAACATGACTAAATTATTTAGTATTAGACACAAGTATACTATGGCTTGTGCACTTACAGGTCGCATTCATATGATTCAAGCAAGAAGTAGAGTTAAAGCTCTTGCTAAGGGTCGTGAATGGTTTGGTAATCAATGCTTCATCGTTAGATGATGGAGCGTTGTCCATACCATACTAAATCGCAATTTATACATTGGCTAGTCAAGTATAAGGGTTGGAAACAATCACATGCTAAAAAATTGACAATTAAGCAAATGTATGCGATTTATTATGCGTCTTAATTACTACGTCAGGGATGCGTAGATAAACAAATCCCAAAGAATTAATGACCCTGGGTAATGGCAAAGCTACCTAGCAACAAAGGTAAACTGATTAATCTATAAAAAGTATGGTGGTTATACTGCAATATAATCATTGTGCAATAAGTCTTGCAGGACAGTAGGCTATAAGGGTGACTTGGGATTAGTAAACAGGTTCGAATCCTGTCAGGGTCTTCATTTTTAATTTAGTTAGTGGTGAGTAGTAATGGGCCTGTGCAGGTAGCTCCTGTTCTTGTTGCACATTATGCTCTAAATGATATGCT